TTAAATATAACTATTTATGATATCCATTGCCTGCCGTTTCTTTTCTTCTTTTTTGGGAGTGATATGCCCTCCATAACGCCTTAGCTGATTAATATCATCATGCCGTGTAAGAAAAAGCAAGTCGGCATCAGAAAACCCTGCATCTTGAAGTAAACTTGTAAATGTGTGCCGATAGCTATGGAGTGTTAATCTCTTTCTTTTTATCCCTAGTTTTTCCATCGTTTTATGAAAGTTATGATTTATAACATCATAATTTAAAGGCTCAGTTCTCTTTTCGGAATAAAAAATAAAACCATTCTTATTTTTATAAGGATTTGTTTTTATAAACTCTAATAACTCTTCCGCTAATTCATTTGAAATAGGACACACATCTTTCCGTTTGGTTTTTGTACATTTTAAATACTTACCTTCAAAGTTATAATTTTTATCAAAACTAAGATAATAACCTTTTAAATTTTGTTTAAGATCATTTATATGTAATGCCATGACTTCACCGATCCGCCCACCTGTAAGGAAAAGTAATTTATTTATGAGTAAAAAAGCCTCATTTTCAAAATAATTTTTTTTCTTATCAAAAATAGTTTGCAGCTCTTGTTCAGTAAAGATTTCTTTTTCATCATTCTTTGCAGAAAATGAAGTAAGCATATCTCCGGTAATCAAAGTATCGATAATACCATTTTTATGAGCAAACCTTAAAGCCTGTACTAAGGGAGATTTAATTTGAATGATAGAACTGTCTTTTAATTTACCTAAAGCCTTAATCTCTTTTAAAAAATTATCGGCATTTTCCTTAGTTACATCTTTAAGAAGCACATCATCTAAAAGATATGAATAATGATTTATGGATTTTAGTATTCGGTTAAATAGCTCTTTATACGGTACTTCAGATTTACTATTTTTTAATTGTTTTATGTATGGGCTTTTTTCATAATCCCAAAATAAAAATAAATAGTCTTTAAAGGTAAGAGTATCAAGCATATCCATAACTTCTTGAATTTCAGAATGTTTAGATGCCTTTTTAGGAGTTTCGGTTTGCTTTTGTTCCCGGGCAATAAAAAACTGAGATCCATTCTCTATAAACATCATAGAGTCTTCGGAAGAAGCCCCGGCAAAAAATGAACTCATTACTTTCGTAAATACATCCTTTATGTCCTGTCCGTTTAAAATAGATGCCGTAATAATTTCTTCCAGCTCATTTTTCGCCTTTTCTCTTTGGCCCCTATTAAAAAAACTGTCAACATCATAATACCATTCACGTATAATCTCATCAGCCAGTAGGACATTTCGTGTGCCTGTACTTTTTGCGGTCAGTTTTTTACCTGTAATTCTATCCTTAAATTGAACATAAACAATACCGTCTCGTTTGTAGGTATACCATTTTTTTAAGTTTCGCATACTACTTATACTCCTTGAAAGATAAAAATAGGTCCCTCCCGCTTGCTAACCTCTATCGGCATAAGAGTACAGAATCTTGAATTTTATGAGAATTTAAGATGTTGATAAATTGAATAAGCTATGGTATACTGAATATCTATGAGAAGAACTACAAATGATTTTGATAAAAAACATATTTTTAAGATATACCGTTACCAACTTTTACCTGTAGATAGGTTTGTACAAGGGAATTTATTCGATAATTATCAATCGATTGAGGATATCATAAATAAGAAAAATATTATTTTTAATGAAATTTTAGTTAAAACACCTATAAAGGATACAGGTAATATTCTAATAGAAAAACGGCTTATAGAATCTGAGAATTTTATTATATCAAGGTATGCTGTAAAAAGACATATTACAATTGAAACTGAAAATTTTACGGAAACAGAGTTGAATACATGGCCTTCATTTTTATTATGTTTTTGGAATGCCCCTGATAAGCAATATATTTTGATAGAAGAAAATAAAAAAGCTTATCAGGACTGTAAAACTATAGTAAACGCTATCAAAGGAACTTTTTACAAGAAACTACATGATAGTCATTTAAATATACATATAGAACCTTTATTTGAAGAAAAATTTTTTTGGGATATTATACATAAATTTGATGGTCAAATAACATCTATGAAATTTGAAATGGTTACACCAAATATGGCCAATATTTCACATATGCTTGATGAAGATCTAAAGGTCGCTGCAAAAGCTCTTAATTCGCAAACGACGAATCTTGAATTTAACTCGGACTCGAATGCCTATTTAAAAATCGATGATAAAAATAAAATGGTTCAAAGTCTTGTTTCCTATGCAAGCCAAGGCGGAGGAAATATCACGGTCAAAGCAAAAGGCATAAAACGAAAAATAAAAACTACAAAAACAGTAAAAACTATAACATTTGATGAGTTTGAATTAACTACAGATATTAGCAATTTACCACATTTAATAAGGGGGCTTTTGTCATGAAATTGACTTTGAAGAACATCCTTGCTTCAATTGGTTTTTCGTTTGTGTTAATCCAATTCCAATACTATGTAAATTCCGAGTATATTACCTCTTTTTTAAAAGAAAACCTAATTACTATTATTGTTTCACTTTTAGCGGTAAATACTGCAACTACAGGAATTGTCCTAACAAAAATAAGAGAGTTAATAGATAATAGCCAAAATAAAATAAGTTTTACAAATTCAAAAAATGAAATGAAAAAATCAATAATTGAGCAAATCGTTTTAGTTATACTTGCATTATTTTTTCTTACTCTTACCGGATCGGGCTTGATTAAAAACTCAATTCAATTGCAACAAATAATAGACATTTTTTGCTGCACAATTTTTATATATGACCTTTTTATTTTATATGATACCGCAAAAAGCGTTTTCATTATAATCGACTTTCATTAAAAATATATATCCATAGCATCAAATACATTTAATATCCAAACTTCCTGATGATTATAACGTAATAATAACATCTGCTCAAGAGACTGTATTTTTAGCTCAAGAGCTGATTTGTCTTTCTCAGAGGAAGTTTCTGTTTTTAATAACTCAATTGCTTTCGCCAATTCCTGTTCTTCTTCTATCGTTTTTATATGGTCGATTCGTTTTTGATAGTTACAAAAGTCTGTTATACTACAGCCGATAAATTTATAAGCATCAATGAGTCCATATCTTCCATCTCCATCAATATCAACAGGGTCTATAATCCACTGAAACAAATAGTAAAAAAATATATTTACAGCCCAAGTATCTTGATGCGGTTTATCAAAAACCCAATGAGAGCTGATACTGGGATAAAGCCCTGTTCCTCCTATTACTACAAGAGGCGGAAGTATTTTCCCATCTTTTTCAAATGACTTTACAGGCATATAATTAAAGACACCTGCAAAACATTGGCCCAAAAACACAATACCTTTTTTTAGATTATTTGCATTCTGTAAATTACTAAATAAATGGTATGGTTTTATAACAGGCTCGGAATCAAGTCCTGTAGGATTTCCATGTCCATTTGCAAAAAGAACAATAGTTTCATGCTTATTATTTTGAAAGATATCGGTAAGTTCTATGGATTTATATATTTTCTTATATTGAAATGATGAGAAGGCTTGTAAAATACCTATTCTTTTTGTATCAATTACAACAGTTATATCATTAGCACATACTCCAACATGCAGTAATTTAACTATTCCAAATATAACATCATAAATATGCCTATCTTCAGGCTCCTGTGAAGATGCTAATAAAAATATCCAATGAGTATTGCCTTTTATCAAGCCCATAATCGTCGAAAATTCTTTATAGGTTCAAATTTAGGCATATCACTAAAAATAATACGGGTATCATATTCTAAATCAACAGGATAATCTGAAAGAGAAGTAATAACATCTCCATTATCAGTGAGAAGATAATATTTTTTATCTGCTGATAAAAAATACTTTGCTGCAGGGAATTTGTCATATTGAGTTTCATATAAAAACCATATTCCCATATTAATTAGATCTTTTGTAGTTCCTGTTAGCTGTTTAAGTCCAACGGACTCAATTTCTTTAATGTTCATATAAAAGCCTTTATAATACTACAGTGATATTACCGGAAGCTTCAATATTTAGAATTCCAAGATCGTTGACCTCTTTTTTCAGTTTTTCCAAATCATTTTTTCCCATAGTAATCACCTATTTCCTTGTATTTGATTAAAATAAAAACCTTATATAAATAAGATATCCTTTCCCTAACTCAAATTATACACAGAATTCTGTTTTGTTCAAGCCATCATTGCCAAAAAAAGGCATTACTTGCCCCTTATACATCCTTAAACACTGACATACCTCAAAAATAGTCGTTTTTAGCCTTATTACTTTAGAATACTTAGGATTTTTGTATCTGATGTATGTCTTTTTCATAAGCTACAGGAAAATGAGCCGACATAAGAAAGTCATTTGCTTTAGCCATGTAAGTATGTCTCATATGATTAAACAATAATAGATCAAGCTCGTCTTCGGGTATATCATTACCGTCAAAAACTGCTATCAAATATTTTAAAAGGATTTCAGCAACAACATCTTCTTCTTGAGTTATAGTAAAAAGAACGGATTGGACAACAAGAAGAGTTTGCTCATTTTCCTGCGTTTTTTCAGTTCGATACTCACGCAAAATCTGTAAATCTTTTGTAGGAGGCTGATAAATATTAAAAGCCGCTTGGATAAGGAAAATATCATCAATACGCATAGTTGCTTCTCCCACTATTATTAAGTAAATTATATAAAATTCCAACACATTCAACAGGTTGCTCATACGATTTATGGCTTATATGATTATTCGATATACAGACTGATTGATTTTGTTTGCAGTATTTTAACTCCGGCGGCTCATTGGATATTTTTTTTATCATAGGCATCTCACAAACTGAGATATTACCATATATCACCTTAGTATTAAATTCATTACGTAAATCAGAATATTTTTTAATTATTTTACCAGTTTTAAATATCGAGTCTTCTTTATGTCTTTCTAAAGGAGAAATAGATAACTGTGTCGAAATATCGCTAAGACATTCATCTCTTTCCTCAGATAAAAACACACCTCTTTCCGGAAAATATTGGCTAACATCTTCTTTTTTAGGCCAACATTTAATAGAAAACCATTGATTAGTTTTACTATTCATTTTTGCATAGTAATAATGATTATCTTCCGGATGTTCAAATATGCTTCTTATATCTTTTTCATTATTCTTCATCTTCTCAATAGCACTAGCGGTTGACTTAACTACCAGATATTTAAGGAAATCGGTTTCATCAATCAACATACAAAGAAACTTATGCTTTTTATCATTTTCAGCAATAAATAACAAAGGATAGTCATAATAATCAAGAATTTCTACTGCTATCAGTCTCATTTGTTTAAACCTCTTTAGTAAAGTTTAAGCCATTTACATCAAAATTTGCACTAAGCCACCAAGAATAATGCCCTTTATTATCTCCCGTCTGTTTGCAGCAACCCAATTCCGGCTTAAAATCAAAACCTATTACATACTGCTTTTTAAATTTTGGGCATCTTTCTCGAGCCGACTTATAAGCCTTTTCGCCGGAATAAACAGAACAAGCCCGTGTCTGACACTCCTGCGGATTGCCCTTGAATACCTTATCGGGATACAAGGCTCTTTGTGACTTAAAATCTTCCATCGTTGGCGGATATGTCTTTACGAAGCGATAAAAACGCCCATTATAATCAGCTTCAATATCATCAGGCGGGCAATTTTCCGGTAAGTCTTCTAACCAATCTCCATTATTACTCGGCATAAAAACACATATCCTTTATATTTTCCTATAAATTTTCCAACTTAGCAAAGTATTTGTTTAATATGAAACAAAACCCCTTACTATCTGTTACAATAATGTATCATATCTCAATAAAATTCAAGTCCTTAACATCAAAAAAAGGGGGCTTTTTGCCCCCTTATACATCCTCAAAATATGAATAAAATCGGCATATCTTGCCGATATGCCGTCTTATCCTTACTCCCTAGTAAATACTACATTCTCGGCATTATCTGCCGTGCCGGTTTCCCAATCAACATTTATTACCACCATCTTTAAGGTTAAAGAGTTCTTGCCGGATGAAAGAACGGCTGTTATAGGATTTATAGTCTTTAAAGCTGCGGCTTCCTTATTATGAACATTCTTATAATGCTGAAACCATTCACCAACTTTTTCCATTTTTTTAAAAGATTCGAATGTTTCACATTGTTTCATTGCCTTATAAAAATCATCCATATCTTTTTTTGCTTCTTTCTTAATTTCGGGGTCTGTAGCAGTTTCAAATTTTCTTTTGCTGTATTCATAATACTCTTTAAACATAGCATAAGATTCTATCCAACATGTATTCATAGAATACGATTCTGCATAATCTATATAAGGTTTAAAATCAAAAATGATTTTACCGTCCTCGTGTTTTCTAAAACATGATTTATCGTAAAACCATTCATCCGAACCTCCGACATGCCTATAGATTTTGCAAATATTATTCTCGGCATTAAAGCGTATCTGATATCTCTTATTGCTTATTTCTGTCGGCATAGTCCACATTGCAGAAGAAAATTCATCGGCTATCGGCTGAACTCCTTCAGTAGGCTCTTTGATATTTTCCCATGTCGTTCCTTCAGGGATTGGTGTTAGCCACCCCATATTTTGACCTTCTTCTTTTATACCGGCTCCGTTCATATTACAACCTCCCAATAATGTTAAAATGATACCGGCTAAAAATATTATTTTTTTCATATAAAAATCTCTATTATTTATAACTTATTATGCCTCACAAATTATACAAAAAAATGACTATTTTACACTTGCCTTTTAGCCTGGTATAAACACTAAAAACCGCCTTTTTTAGACCTTGACCATGCTGCAAAAATAAAGTATACTTTTTCATAAGGAGAAAAGAAAAATGAAAAAGATTGTTTTTGTTCTAGTATTTTTACTTTTTCTTTTTGGGTGTTCTGCTTATAAAACAACACCTTTTATTATTGATAATGACTCTGATTGGAATATAGTTGTTTCTGTTAAAAATTGCTATGAAACAGGAAAAAAAAGAAGTCATCTTAATTACATGATAAAGGCTAGATCTTCTTATACGTTGAACCTTTATTCTAATGGATCATGTGACTTAATAAGTGTAAATGGTGCAAAAATAATAAAAGATACTAGTACAGAAATGATTTTAAAAAATGATACGCATAAAAAAATAAAAGTTATAAATCTAACAGGACAGAATGTGAATTTGGTAAATGAACCTAAACTACCGTGTCCTCTTAACGAGTATTATGTAGAATATTATGTACCATTATTTCAGCCTATTACAATACAAAGCATACACAATTCGCTGCTATTATCAAAAGAGATGTATATTCACGCTTGGCAAATGGAATTTTGCAAAACAGATGTGGCTTTAAATAATCTTGCTATAAAAATTGTTACTAGCAATAATTGTGGCTATAAATTTAAAATACAAGATGACAATATTTTTTTAATTTTATCTAACTAATTTTCAATACATCTCCATCTCTCCATAATATATTTTGTTTTGGAGGTTTATATTTAGGTATATTGTCTAATTTCATAATTAAAGATATTTGTTCTGGATCGCTGTCATACAATGTTGTTTTAGGCAATGTCTGTTCTTCTATTACTTTATTAAATGTGAAAAGTTCTCCATGAGTTACGGGGGTTATTACACACATAGCTGAACAGGTGTACCCTCCTGTCCCTTTTGTTTTATATATTTTCCTATCAACCCCACATTCATTTGCCATATACTCATTATATCTTAAAGGATCATCACGACCGGGTATTGTTGTGCCATCTGGAGGATATTGAATTTCTTGCGGCGTATTTATTCTTGTATATGTATAATTATTTTTTACCCCAAAAAAAGTAACTATATATTTTTCGGTTTGCGTTGTAAATTTATGCCAGAAACCTGATGATGTCATACCTCCATCTATATGAACAAAGCAATAATAATCAATATTTTCTCCTTTTGTTTTTTGTATGGAGATTCTATGTATTTGGTCGTTTTTAAATTTACCATAAGCATTTTTTGATATTTCTCCATATCTTTCAAAAACGCTTTTACAACTTTCGTTATCATTATTAAAATATACTGAAGTTCCTATTTCAGAATATTTTATTAAATGAAAAAATAATTTATCTGAGAGCTGCATTATCCCTTCAGGAGAAACCTTAAAAAGAACACCCCTTTTATTTCTAACACTGATTCCTATATCTTCATTTATGTCGACTTCAAAATCTTTATCAGTTGTTTCATCCGTATCAATCTTTAGTTTTTGAACCACAAGATTTTTAATAAACGCCTGATTGACTAAAAGCTCATCAATCATCGCTTTTTGAGCTACCAGCACCTTAGCAAACAACGCCCCGAAGTGTCCCGTCTGCTGTTTTAGCTCCTCTATCTCGAATAAGTGTACTAAGCAAGAATGATATTCTTTTGCATAGTTTATAGCCGGTTCTAGGGGCTTCCAAGCTAGACCGCTCCACTTATAACATACCCCGACCTTCCAGCCGCCTATAGTCTTGCCTGAAAGCACCCAATCGCCGGGGTTTGCGTCTACAAATCCGAATTTCTCTCCCTTAGTGATGATGACTGTTTTTGTGTCGGGGACAGTTTCGACGACACCCAGATATTTCGGTGCTGCCTCTGTAACGATATTTTCAAGCTGTTGCACCTGTGTGCCTTTTGTTACAAGGCGGTATAAGCCCCTGATTTCGGGCTCTGTTACAACCGACTTGTACTTTCTAACTTCGTCAAAAGTAGCGTGCGTTCTTCCGCCGCCAAGCGTGAAGCCTTCGGAAAAGTCTACGGGGTAATTGCCTGTAGTAAGTTCTGCTTTTAATTCTGCGTTTTTGTAGACTTTAAAAAAGCCGTTTTTTGAAAAAAGAAAACACCAGTGTGCCTGCTCTTGGTCGTCTTTAATGTCGGTTACGGTTTTAACCCCTGCAAGCTCCACGGTTAAAAAGTCCGTTGCTTGATCAAAGTAGGCTTTTATATTCGCTGTTGAAAAAATACCCCTGTAGTCGTCTGCTTCTACGACTCCGTCCCATTGTCTCCAGAGAGAAATGGTAAGTTCATTTCTATTGCCGGTAATAGGCATAGTGCCTGCCCCCGCCGGTAAATAAACGGCGTTACCCGAAACGCCTTGAACGATTTGAGCATCTGCGGGAAGTGTCATATTTGCCCCGTTTGCGTAGTTTATTATTTCCATTTGTTTAAGCCTCCTGTTCCGTAAACATTCCGGCAAAATAAAAATGTCTTTCATTCTCCGGAACATCAATATTGAATTGCAAAAGTTTAAGGCCGTTAATTTCTACCGTGTTTTGAATTACTTCATTTTCAGGAACATGAACAAAGCCCCATTGATAGTTGGGTAAGTTTTGCTTTATTTTCGCAAAGTTGCCGCAAACGATTTTATCAAAATTAAATTCCGTGTTTGTTTTAAATCCTGTAAAAATGGGATTGGGAGTATAATGATCTGTCAAGCACAAAATACCTATTATTAAATTTCCTGTCTTTGAATATGGAATTCTTACATTTGTATGTTTTTCATTTTGAGTAAAATAAGACAGGGTAAGCCCTGCCAATAGTGAATTGTGAGTACTTTTGCTCGTAGGATTATAAAATTCTAAATCAAAAAGTCTTGTAGGCGCCCACACAAAGTTTGTATTTCTTTCTGCAACCGCCCAGCCGCCGATATACCAAGTGCTAGCAGAACTAGACAATGCTATATAAGAATAGCCTTCATCATCTTTTATTATGTCTTCTTTGTTGTAATTAAAAGCTACCCATTGGTAATATCTTGAGTCCCAAGCGTCTTGATTTTTGGGATTAAAAACAACGCTTTTAGCATAATCAGCGTGCTTATCTGCAACTTGAGAACCTAACAAAGTTTTGATACTTTTATCGGAATTACACATCCATGCTGTTGTTATACCGTGACCCCAGTTGTCAGCGTTTGCATATTTTATAAAAAAAGCCCCGTCTTTATTTTCGGGTAATTTTACTTTAACAACAACATAATTTGTGGGTGTTTGAGTTTCACAATTTGAAATGATAGTATGTCCCGTCAATTTTGTCATATATTGGGCACACCATTTTCCATATTTTGAAACAGCACCCGTCCCAACACCAATTAAATTAGTAAGAGGTTCATCTGTCATCTGGAAGTCTTCCCGGCCGTCCCAAATTATATGCCCGTTTTTGTAAAGTGGTTGTAAAATGGCGGCTTGCCTTTTGGCTTCGTTAAGTTCTGCTTTAACTTCATTGTAGGTTTCGGTAAGCCGATTGACGGCTTCGATTACTTGTTCATTTGTCATTTTTCATCTCCTTATATAACTTTAATATACGGGTAAACCCCGTATGATTTAACTCTATTATCTTCGGCTGTAGGGACGACACGAGAGGCGTCAAATTGTAATACCTGCTTATCCCAAGACGACTCCGATAACCAAGACCTTGCGCTTCCAGTATAATGACTAGAGAACGGTCCGCTTGAGCTTAGCATTATGTTACCAGAATCAAAAGACACAGCTCCCTTAATATTCCTTATAGCGTCGCCTTGATACTCCAACGCCAATTCTGCACCGCCTCGGCCGCTTCCATCATCGACAGCTCTTAATGCAACACCTCGCAAGTCAGGCAGTTTTGGGTAACCGAAAGCGTCAAACCCTAGATAGTTTTTCTTATTTCTATCTCCAAAATTTTTAAGCCAAAACTGATAGAATTCGGGGTAAATTTCCGGAATAAAAGAATAGCCGTTTGCATATAAATAGCCATAAGTATATTTTTTGCTGGTGAAGTACCGAATTTCTCCGATTGCTCCGGACTCTTTAATAAAGCGGTCTTTGTGATAATTTTTTATTTCATTCATTTTTTCTTGAATAAACATATTCATTTTGTTTTTTTCTTCAAGATAAAAATTATTTATTTCATTTTTGAAATTAGTAATTGTTTGTTGAGCATTATTGTTAAGTTTATTTTCTGTGTGCTGCAAAATTTCATCAATCAAGGACTGCTTAATATTTCCCTCAAAAGCCCACACATTGCCTCTAAAATCTACCACAGCATAGCAGCCAAGCCCGAATGTTTCGGCGTTTATGTTTTGCGATATTTTATTAGTTGCGGGTTCTTCGGTTTGAATTGTTACATTAAAATTCCCCGTCAATTTATAAACGATTAAAAACGGCTTTGCCCCATTGCCGTTTTGCTCGTCGAAAAATAATTTTAATGTAAAATCGTTTTTTAATTCTCCTGATAAAATAATTACATTATTCAACGCTTCTTCAAAAGTCATCTTGATTTCTTGTTTATCTGAGCAATCGTATTCAATGATTTTAGATTTCCAAGCTGTATAAGAAGGATTGGGAGCGGGTAAGGCTTGAGCCTTTTCATCAAAGTTAAGAAGGCTTAAAATGTCGGTGTCAGTGGGGAAGGATAGGGCTTCTCCGGGAATACCTTGCTCGCCTTGTTCTCCTTTGAATCTTACAGGTGCAGTCCATTGACCTTCACTTATATTGATCGCACTTTTTGTAGACACCCAAATACTTTTTTTAGTTTGAAGACGATGCCAACCGTCTTTTGTTCCATCCCCTTTAGGTCTTAAAGGTTCTTCTTCGCTGTCATTATAAGTGTAATAATACTTCCACTGCTCTACACTTCCTGAATCGGAAATACTTCCGTCAATGTTTGTAACTTTATTATCAAAAGGAGGAACAACATAAGAAGGATCATCTATCCCAAAAATCTCAGGAGAATAGTCTACGGCAATGATTGAAGCATTCCATTCATCAGTAGGCTCTATAGATGTAATTATTAAATCAAGACATTCTTTTTGTTTTATTCCGAAAGTAAATAAATCGCCTTCTTCAGGAGTATCATTTCCATTAAAGACAATTTCAAATTCTATTTTGTTTGTATAACTTGCAGATAAAGGTCTTGTATCTGCAATCAATATGCGGCCGTCTTTTTTTCTAAAACGTAAGGCATAAGTCTTTCCTTTTTCGGTTTCAATATATTCATCCAATATAACGGCCGTAGTTAAACCGTTTAAAGCTTCTACTCCCTTAACCCTTCCATAGGCTATACCGATAAGCCCCGTGTCTCCTGCGTATTGGATTCTGTCTCCCTTAGTGCAAACTAAAAATTCAAGGTCTACATCAATTTTATGCACACGAGGTCTGTTGTACATACAGGCATATTGATACCGCCCTATCTTAAAAGCTTGCATTGCATTTGTAACACCCCAAAGCGTTTCTTGCTGCTTTTTTAAAGCTTCGGTTTCTCCTGCCTCTCCTGTAGGCGTATCATAAACAATCCTTTCATTTTCTTTAAAGCCTGAGGCCTCATCAATAAAATTAAATTCTATAGCTTCAGGAATATCTGCAAATAAAAGGCTTTGACTATAAGACTTCGTATTTCGAGGAGTAAACAACTGAACGGGACTTAATCTTTCAACGTCCTGTACAATCGAAAACTTACTGTCTATCTTAACGGCATCGGCTCTGGCAGTATGAGTTATCATCGTAATCAATTCCGAAAGAGTTGCCTTATCGGAAAGAACTGCATTACAAGAATATTTTTTTTCATCGCACCATAAAGCCCATTTCTCAAAGCTTTCCCAGTCTATATCTTCATTTGAGACCGGATTAGAGTTTATCTTTCCTTGCAAAACATATTTTAAAATTGCTGCGGGATTTGAGGTCAATTTCTCTTCCCACGAAGCCGGGCCTTCTCCATTTCCTTTATGTGCAGGGATTTTAGTTTGAGCTATAAAGTTTAAAGAATCTATTATGCCGTTAAGGCGTTCTGTTGCCTTTATTTTAAGTGCAACTATTGTCAAATTCTTTTGTCTTTCAAAACGGATTGGCCTGTCATCCGTAAAGGATCGAACGCTTCCTACATAAACGGCATCAACTATTTTATTGTCTTCCGAGTCAGAAGTAATACGGGTAAACTTTAAAGTGTATTTATCCGGAGGCAATCCCTCTTTTGTTATTTGAAATCTTTTTGTTTTAAGCTCGCTTCCTTCGATTAAGTTTTTATCTCCATTAAAAAAACCTAATAACGAGTATTCAGAATCGGGAGCGGTTTCTCTTTTATAATAGCAAGCAACTTCTACTGAGGTACTTACTACTTCTCCTTCATCATTATATTTCCCAAGGCCTGAATAAAAGAAAATATCAACGTTTATCTTTGTAGTTTTTGAAGGCGTTGTTCTTATTATACTTCCGTCTTTTCCGTCTTCAAAAGAATGTTTCAATAATTGGTTTATATTTTCATCTTTTACAGCCTTTTTATAAAATGAACACTCTTCTCCCGATTTTAAAACCTGTAAATTGACAACAGAATCTTCTCCTGATAGAATTTTATTTATATCCTTTGTTTCTGAATACTCTTTTAATAAAGTGTCCCCTAATTTAATGGAATCTTTTTCTATTTCTATATCGTTATAACCTGCACAAAAAAGCTGTATTAAATATTGATCGTTTCCTTCAATTTCAAAATGAGGATTAGCTGCCATATCAGGATATATAAGATGTCTTCCTAAAACAACAGGAATAAACCCTAATTGATTGGCTCTGTTTTTAGCTCCTTTTATGGAAGGGTTTTGCTTAGGTTTTTCTCTGTCTTTTAAATTTGGAATATCCAAGTTTAATAAGACGGCACCGCCTGCAAGCATTCCTATTCCCGTTCCTATAAGAGCTACTCCCACTCCGGTCAAACTTCCCAAAGAAATAGCCGTTACTAAAATCCCTGCAAGTATTGCCAAGGCTCCGCCTATAGCCATTCCTTTGCCGGTGCTCGAAGGACTTGATCCTGCGCCTCCCGGATGTACTGCAATATAAACAGTTTGTCCGTCCTTAGGGGTTTTATTTATATCTTTAATTATTTCATCTTCGATTAAAAAGTGTGCATGTTCTATCGGTAACCCTATATTAAGTTCTTCATAAAGTAAGTATAAAGGTTTAGGTTCACTTTCTTTTATAATTCTTTTTTTTGCATCAAAGGGATGAACCTTTGCGATAATTTTTATTGACACGGTAATACCCCTCCACTCTTCCCCTTATTTCGGGTGAGCCTAATTTTTGTAAAACGCTCCCCGATTTTTCGGTTGTATGAAGTATAAACCCGTCCCCTGCATAAATGCCTATGTGTGAAGGAAGGCCTCTATAGTTAAGTAAAACCACATCTCCTATCTCCGGAGTATCAAGCTTTTCTCCTGCAATTAAAGGCTTATTTATTTTAAAAATTTCTTTTGTTTCTTTTACATTGCAAGCATTTTTATAATCGGATAAAAGGCGTGGTAACTCCGTATCAAATTCGTTTTTATAAACCAAATACAAAAGCCCGTAACAATCGCAAGCTGTTTTGTCTCTGCCGTTTGAAAGAAAAGGAATGCCTATGTATTTTTTTACCCAAGGAGCAAGCATTAAAAAAGTCCCGGAAAATCTTTAGGCGTAAAACGGCCTTCAGGAATATTTCTGTCAAACAAATAAAAATCGTATAGGTCTCCTTGAACGGTTGCCTTATCGACAGATACATTTCTCAATATAAACTTTAAAGGCCCTTTTTCTATTAGGTCAGGCGTTGCTGCCAAAATAATTATAATCTTTGCCGTTATCTTTTTTCCTATCCCCTTAGAAATAAACTGCATTATACGGCTGTCTATATTGTCTATTGCAAGACGGCAGGTTTCGCTTCCCGTTTCGTTTTTTTGGGAAGGAAGAGAAACGGTAAACCCGCAAGCTGTATATCTTTTCCCGTCGGATATAATATCTTCGTTATTGTTTACAAACCTCCAAGCCTCTTCTCCTTCAACCTCTATTTCCAAGCAATATAAAAAGACCTCATCCGTTTCGTTTCTGTTTAAGGCCTCTATGGCTCTTTTTGAAAGTTTCGTCATGTTTAAAACTCCTCTAGCGTAATTGTAATATCATAAAGCCCGGCCCCATTTGAAACTTCTTTAATAGGTTCTATCATTCTAAACTCTTGAACCTGCAAACTTTGAGGGTGCTTCATATTAAATCTTCTTGTTCCGTAAGCTATGACACGTCTGTAAAAGTCTTCAAGAATCTTTTGCTGTTCGATTGTAACGGTTATATTGCCTGTAATTATTTTGGTTGCTCCTGTGTAACGCCTTCTCATTTTTTTAGGCCCTGCATCCATTTCGGTTCTTATAACCGGATCGCTGTAAGATGCCGATAATCCTTCAAGCTGTAATGTTTCCGGTAACTCTTCAGGCCATGATATTTCTGCCATATTTAAACTCCTTGTACTGTTAAGCCGAACCTGTTTTTTAAGCTTCTGTCGGCTTTACCGCTTGCTATAACTCCATTAATTGCTTGTCCTATCATTATTTCGATGTTCCGCGCGCCGTCCGCTCCTTCAGTTTCTTTTTGCGATACGGCTTCCCCCGTATTGTTTATTATTGTAATCATTACCTTAGGCGCTTCTCCTCCCAAGGCTGCAACACCTAAGGAGCCGTCTTTTCCGCGTCTTAAAGGCATTATAGCCTCAGGCCCTGCTTCTCCCATAAGACCTGTGCCTTTTGCAAATTTAAACAAAGTAGGCTCTGTAACTATCTTGTTTGTAAAAACCCCTCCTAAGGCAAAGGGGATAACATCTCCTTTTTCATAAACGCCTCCGAGCGCATTTTTGTGGAGCTTATTTTCTCCCTTTTCCCTATCTATAGTTCCGGAGACTACACCGCCTACGACAGCACTTCCCAAGCCTGCCGCAACAAAGCCTAAACCTAAGGCCCATTGACCTTGTGCGATTAACTGTAAGCCTGCCTGTAAAAAAAGATTGGGAAGCTGATTTAAAATTTCTTGTGCCATTTTAACCATAGAATCATGGAAGGCTTCGGCGGCATCATCGCCTTGAGCAAAGGCATAACCTATATCGCTTAAGCCCTGTACCAGATGATCAAAACTTATGTCCGCTATTGCATAAGAGATGTCGGCTATAGCCTGAGAGGCTTTCTCTTTTAACTCATCCGATTTAATTCCCAGCTCGTCAAACATTGATACAAGGCCGTCTTTCATTACAGACTTAAAAGCTTCTTCAAAAGAAGAAAAGCCTTCTTCCAGGCCTTTAAGTTTTTTTACATATTCATCGAATTGTTTTAATTGTTCTTCCGTTGCCTTATTGGCTATTAAGGTCTCGCGGGCTAAATCATACTCACTTTTTCCTATAGCTTCAACTTTTTTCTTGTAAGACTCTAATATATTCCCCGTATTAAAAAGTCTTATTTGTTTTTCTGCTTCCTTTATTAAAGCTTCATCGGCGTTAAGCTGTTTTAGTTTTGATAATGTCAATTCGTCTGTAGTTTTACCCAGCTCTTCATTTTTCTTTATAAGCTCATCATATATTTTTTTTATCTCTTCGTTGTTTTCAAGTTGTTTAATTTCGGCATTTACTTCTTTTATTCTTGAAAGTAACACCTGTATGGAGTTATCCGTAATACCGAAAACTGAAGAACCGTCTTCAGTTTTTGCATTAAATAAATCCTTTAAAGCGCTTTGAATTGTTTCTTTTTGACCTTCTAAGGCCTCTTTCATATCGAAGTCTTCAAGGATTATTTTTGCAAGATTTTCTTCTTCCTTTGCTGAATCCCTTATCCCTTGAATAAAAATATTCCCTGCCTTTTTGCCGGAAGAGCCGAAAAGAGTCTCATCTACATTTGTTATTTCTTGCCACCACTGCTGCCATGTTTTTTTTGAATCTTCATCAACAAGGGGCGTAATGGTAACTCCTGTTTCTATCGTTTTTAATTCATCCTGCATTTTTTCTATTTTTGATTTAAGCGAAGACGAGTTTAAATCAATGCTTTCAAGTTTTTTTATAAAGTCTTCTATTGCTACGGAAGAAACATCCCCGCCTTTAACCAGCACCGTTTCAAAATCATTTCTCAGCTTTAAAAAATCTTCTCGAAGACCTTCGACATTTTCATACAGTTTTTCTTTTGTCCCTTGTGCTATAACTTCCCATAAAAGTAAAAGTCTTTCCGCTCTTGCCGTTTCATTTTCAAATCCTTCTCCTATTTCCGCAAGTTCTTTATTTATAGGCTTTTTTGCCTCACTTAAAAGGCGGGGTATTTCGGTACGCATATATTGAGTAATCCAATAGTCTCGATGATCTTTTTCCTTTTTAAAACTTTTCTCAATATCTTCAACAACTTTTCCTGCATATTTTAATTCTTTTAAGGCCTTGTCAAAATTTCCGGTTTCTTTTGCGGCTTTAAACATTTCTTCGGTAAGACGCGGAATTTTATCTTTTATTTCATCATAGGCCTTTGCACTTTCCAAAAGAACCCTGTTATATTCTTCTTCCGTTTCGGCCGTTTTTAATCTGTGTAAAATTCCTATCTGCCTTTGAGCCTCTTCAACTGTTGTAGAATATTCTTTTATTTTTCCTGAAAGTTCAGGGTATAACATCAAAAGTTCTTTTGTAACAGTTTTATCAAGAACCTTGTTTTTTTCCATACCCTTATACGACGAAAGAAGGCGATCGGCTTCGCCTTTTGTTCTTTCCATTGCTTCACTTAAATCTTCCACCTCTTCTTTTTGAGAAGCAAAAAGACCTGTTAAATAAGCAACTCCGGTTATCAAGCCCCCTATAGCAAGCATATATGGATTGGCACTTAAAGCGGTAAGAGCGGTTTTTATTCCTGTTATTGCTTTTATTGCAGGCCCTGAAATGGCGATGACTCCGCCAAAACCTAGAATAAATCTTTTTGTTCCTTCATCTAAATTTGATATTGCTTCAAAAGTTCCTGTTGCAAAATCCAGCACATCATTTACTAAAGGAAGCATAAGGTCTCCGAAAGATGCTAAGGCTTGTTTTCCGTTATCTAAGGCTGTAGACCATTTACCCATAGTATCTTTTGAAAGCTTTTTCATCATTCCTTCAAACTGACCGCCTGTTTTTGTCATAGCTTTTATAGCCTTATCAAAATCATTAAAGCCTATCTTGCCTTCGCTTACCATTTTTTTAATGGCAGCCTCGCTTACTCCGAACTGTTTACTTAATTCTTGGACTATCGGGATTCCTCTTCCTTGAAGCTGTTTTATGTCGTCTCCGAAAAGACGGCCTTGCGTTTTTATCTGTCCGTAAATCGTTGATAAGTCTCCAAGGCTTATTCCGGTTGCCGTGGCTATATCTCCCAAGCCACGCATTGTGTCGGTTACACTTTCTGCCGTAACACCGAAGGCTAAAAGCTGTTTCCCGGCCTTTCCTATTTCCTCTGTTTGTAAAGGAGTGGACGCTCCAAACTCCTTCCACTCATCAAAAACTTCTTTGGCTTTGCCCGCATCTTTTAAAAGGACTTCAAGGGAACTTTTTAAGGACTGATTATCGGCAGCAAACTTAACGGAAGCTCCTCCTGCCGTGATGACTGCCCCGCTCATTATTAAGGCTTTTTTTTCTACGGCACTTAAAGCTTCAGAAAAAGAGGCTGTAGTTTTTTCCGTTCCGTCCATGGCAGAGTCAAACTTTTCTATGTTTTTTATAGCCCGCTCTACTTCTGCCTCAACTAAAATTCTTAACTCATCGGTTACCTGCTGCATCCTTTACCTCTTTTTCTTTAAGCGTTTCAAAAACACCATCAAACAATTCTACAAGTTCAATTATAGCACCTGCTTCGTTTACATATCCCTTCCCCGAAGGAAGCCCGAATTTTCGATAACGAGACCAAATAGTAAAACTTTTAAAAAAATCTTCTGTAAGGTAATTTTTAAAATCTTTACGGCGTAAGGCGCCAAATGTGAATAGTTCTTTTTTTTCGTCATATTCGGGGTGCCAGCTTTTCAAGTGCCACCCCTCATAGACAAGTTCAAATGCAATTTTTAAATTTTTTTTTCTTCTTCCGAAAGACGGTCGGATATAACTTCTTGGCAAAGCTCCTCAACAAGAGCAGCCACTCCGTAAGCGGTACACTCAGCCAAGGCTTCTCCGTCCTTGATTTTAACCGTTCCTCCGTCTTCATTTTTTACTTCAAGGTTTTTAATGGTTCCTACATGACGCCTTAAAATTCTTGAAACATCCATTCGGCGTTTGAATGTTACAGCCGCTTTTTTTTCGGCCGTTGCTGCCGCGGTTAATTCCCGCTCTACATCCATGCTGAATAGCCCGTTCCTGTCTTCGACCGTAGGCCTTATTATTTCGCAAACAACACGGTCTTCCGTTTTAAGATTTTTGTTGCCGCTAAAGGCCGGCTCATAATTATATCTTGTCTTAGCCGTCAATATCATAATTTTCTCCTTACTTTGAAATATAAATAAGAGACGGCTTCCTTTTGCCGTCAACCTTGTAGTTAAAACTAAAGGGCTGAGTGCCGTCCATAGGTTTACTTGTATTGATAGATTCGCAAACTATCGGCATATATTCCCACATCTCCGTTTCTCCTTCAGGAGCTGCCTCTCTTCGGCTCATCATAAACTCATGTTCCAAGGCTTTAGAAGGAAGCCTTGTTACCTTGTTTCCTTGAACATCCTCAATCACAATTTCCCTAAATTCTCCGAATAGCTCTTTTTGCTCTTGAGAGTCCACATCCACAAAGCCCGATATTGAGCCCGACCTTTCTTTGAAAGCACTTGGAATATAAGAGCGTACTCCCGATTCAACATCCGCCTGTGTCGTTACATCAAAGGTCTGACCTTGGGCGTTATCTTGAACATCCGTAACAAAGCTTATAAGGTGAAGCTCCAGCGGAATAAGATTATCTCCTGCTGCAAGCGGATGATCTTTTTTTGCAAAGAAAATGTTTCCCACGCCAAGCCCAAACCCGCCTTGAATAGCATTATCCGGCTTAGGAATACTTGACCCCGTGCCGGCAATAGCACTTATTTTGTAAAATCCTTCTTTCGGAACCTTTGTTACCGAAGCACTTCCCTTTATTTCCGCACCGAAAACAATCCGGTACAATCTTCCGTCTTTTCCTCCTGGTCTCATTTTTTCCCTCCGTAATATTTTTATTACTCTTCATTTAAAAATGAAGGATATGTCATTGTTATTATATACCCCTCTCTGTACTCTGCCGGCAACGCTTGAGAGTCTTCAGGATATTCAAATCTTCCTTCCTGTACTTTTTGGAAATGAGCTTTGATAATATATTCTTGATTGTTTTTTATTAAATGAACATCAAGAGAATCGATACAAAGCTCAAGCATTTTCTTTAAAAATTTTGATAGCTCATTTACATAGTCTATTGAAACTCCCAAGGAAACAATATCGCAGGAAAGCGTTAAGGTTTCATACGCTTTTATATTGTTATCCTTTTTTTCTCCTCCGGCCGTAAGCCCTATAAGACCTAGCTCTGCGTGAGCATCTGCGACCGTGCTCGCTTGTGGTTTTAAAATATTTATAATCCCTTTTTTTGATAAGGCTTCCTGTAAAGCTTCAATTACTATCATTTACTTTTTCCCCTCTTTTAATTTTTTATGTATTTCTTTTGCTATCAAGCTTCTTATGTATTTTTCATCTTGTTCATCAAAGTATAAAAAAGGACGGGCAGGAATTTTAATTGAAGAGCGTACCAAAAACAAGGCAAAAGGTTTTCCTTTTCCCTCTTGAGCCATAAAGACTTTTGCCGATGAAGTAAAGAAAAAAGAATAGCCGTCGTTTTTCATCGCCTCTATCAAGCCGGAAGGTTTTTCCTCCCCGTATTTTCTCATCAGTTCTTTTGTTTTAACGCTAAACGGAATCCATAAAGCCTTAGCTTTTTTAGGCCTTATGACTCCTCCTGATTGTAAGATTTTAGCCTGCTTCGCCTTTGTTCCGGCACTTGCCCAAAGCTCCCCTGAATGCGGAGTGATGCTTGTTGCCATTAGGTTTGTATCCCTTAAAGTTTTACCTCCTTTTTTTAATGTCTTTGTTAAGGATGAGTTTTCGGGTGCTATTCCTTTGTTTATTTTTTTGTTTGCACCCGAGCGCATATAAAGAGCTGCTTCCTTCATGGCCTCAGGAAGACCGCCTTTTAATTTGTCGGAAAAGGGCTTCGGTTTATACACAATCCTAACACTCATTTTTTTTCTATTCTCCCGATTTTAAAAAAATTAAGCGGCCTAAAAAAAAGCCGCTTAAAATATTTTTTTAAGGAACTCGGATGGCTCCGGCTATAGGGTTCATTTCCCTGTTTTCTCCGCCTGCCGTGTTTCCGAAATATGATTCTAAAAGCTCTCTTGCATCTTCGGCCTTTTGCTTTGCCCTTGATTCAAACCCGACAAAAGAAAAAAGTTCATAAACCGACCTTGTAATTATAGCCGTTTTTATAACCTCGTTTTCCTCATCGAATTCGTTTCCGGTTGAAATGACCTTTCCCTTAACCCAAAGGCTCGCTCTTTCCAAGGCCATTAAAGCGTTTCCGTCATCGCCTGCGGTAAGAGTAAGATACTCCTGACGCGTTACCGCTTTTTTTACATCTTCAACACTTACCGCCATTTTTTCTTTCTCCTTGCGCTTTAAGCTACATACTTTTTGATCGTCGATTTTTTTACCGCAAAGGCAGGTAAGGGTTTTGAAGAAGACATAACCTTTACCCCCGAAGGATCTCGAAGTTCTTCATAGCTTGCAAAGAAGGGCAAGGGCTGAAGCTTTGCATCAAGCTCATCTAAGGCCGCATAGAAAAGCTTTCCTGTGTTTGCAAGGTCTATTGACTGAATGCTCTTTGAATCGATTACCGCTGTTGCAGCACTCTTTCCCGGCAGCTTATAACTTCCCGTGATCGGCATGAGCTTATACTTGCCGAAAAGAATAAGGCCGTAATCGGTGTACTGTACCGGCACATTTCCGGTTGCCTTTGAAAGAATGTCTATGATAACCGAATAAACATCGGTTCCCGTTAAAAGTCTTACATCCGAAGATGCTCCTGTTTGTTGCTGGGCAAAAAACTGACTTTCCAACGCCGCCTGTACATCCGATAACTTTGATGCACCTGTTAAGGTTGAAGGTGAAAGAGATTTAATCTTTCCAAGTTCTACCTCGTAAGTGTCTAATGCCCCGCCTTCTACTGCGGCAGGATAAGCGATTTT